GCAGCTCCCGCTATGTAAGCAAGCAGCATGGACACCCTCATCAACCCCAAGACCGGCGACTACAGCGCGGACCCCATCATGGTGGGCGCACTGCAGCGCGACCCCGCCAACGGTCTGCTGAACGCTGCCTATCTGCGCTTGACTACACCGCTTGGCAGTTGGTTTGGCGATGCAACTGTGGGCTCCAGGCTGTATGAGCTATCCCGCGAGAAGGATCTGGTGCGCGTTGCGCGCCTGGCGCAGCAATACGCCACAGATGCCCTGCAGCCCCTCATTGCTGATGGTCGCGCCCAGTCTGTGGACGTGCGCACCTTTCACGTGGCTACCGGGCAGCTGGCGATCACCGTTGAAATTGTGGACGCGCATGGCGTTCAAAGCAGCTTTGATCTGCCTGTAAAGGTTGTTTGAACCTGCATCTATAGAGCTTCACCATGTCATACACAGTCCCCACCTTCGATCAGATTCGTAACCAGTTCCTGCAGGCTGTGGTCAGCCAGAATCCTTCCGCTGCCATTGGCCCCGACAGTGACCACTTTGTGCGGGCCAGCGCGATCGCGGCCGTGGCCGAGGGCATTTACAGCCACCAGGCGTGGGTATCGCGTCAGGCATTTCCTGATCTCGCCGACAGTGACTACATGGAGCGCATGGCGAACCAGCGCGGCGTGTTCCGTAAAGCTGCGGCTGCAGCCGCTGGAACTGGACGTTTCGGCGGTGTTGTGGGAACCCCTGTCCCCTTGAGCCAGCAATTCACCAATGCGCAAGGTGTCGCCTTCGTCACTACGGCTGCAGGCGTAATAGGCGCTGGCGGCACTGTGGACGTGGCTGCTGCTGCCGTCGTGGCTGGTGCTGCAGGCAATCAGACGGCCAACACGCCTGCGACGGTCAGCTCGCCAGGTGCATTGGCCGGGACGGCAACCATCCTCTCTATGACAGGTGGCGCGGATGTTGAGGATGATGTCGACCTGCTGTCCAGACTGTTGCTTGAGCTCAGTGAGTTGGCTCAAGGCGGCAACGCTGTGGACTATCAGCGCTGGGCTCTGTCAGTCCCTGGTGTGAAACGCTGCTATGTGTTTCCTGCTCGGCGTGGTGCGGGCACCGTGGATGTCGTTCCAATGCCTGTATCTGGGCTGCCAGGCGCACCTCTCTTGGCCTCGGTGCAAGCTGTGCTGGATACCAATCGTCCCGTTGGAATGCTCCCAGGCTATGGAGTCATGGCCCTGGCACCCACACCTCTGGCTACTGCAGTCACGGCAACCCTGGTCGTGGCATCTGGCTACACTTTGGCGGGCATCACGGCGTCCATTCAAGCGGCAGTCGCAGCGGTGTTTTCTGGACTCGTACCTGGTGGAACCTTGTTTCGCAACCAGCTGGTCACGGCCATCATGAATGTGCCGGGTGTGACCGATGTCACTCTAGCCCTACCTGCTGCCAACGTGACATCCTCCGTCAGCTCCGTTGCACTTGAGTTGATTACTCAGGGTGCATTGACTCTGAGCTGACACCACCAACCACCATCATGAACACCCGCGACGCACTACTTGAATGTCTGCCACCAGTGGCATATGACCGAGCCGCGCCCAATGTTCGTGCGGAGGCGACGTCTGCGGCAACCGTTTTGGACTACGCGATCACCTTGGCAGACTTTCTGGCTAGGGAGCAGCAGCCGGACACAACCGCGCAGATGTTGGGTGATTGGGAACGCAATTACGGGCTTCCCGACGCATGTATTGGTGGCGTAGGAGCGACCGAGGCAGCGCGGCGCGCCAATCTGATGGACCGGGTTGCCGGACGTGGAAATTTATCGCGTTCATTCTTCATTGCACAGGCCTTGGGCTTTGGCTATGCAGGTTGCACGATCACAGAGTATGGGCCCATGACGTGCGCAGACCCCTGTGACGGCTCCGTCAATGGACCCGAGTTCATTGGCGTCTGGCGTTTGAACGTCCCCGTGAGCACGGTAGTGAACTACGCAACCTGTGAGTCACCGTGCGATACACCGCTTGCATCGTGGGGAAACACCCAACTGGAATGCATGGTCAACCGGCGCAAACCTGCGCACACCGTAGCCGTATTCGGCTACGCCCCCTGACTGGAGTAATAAATGGATCGCATCCAAACGGCTAATAAACAGGTTGACAAGTTCGGTGCTGGTAAACATGGGTTCTCTGCCGGAAATCCTGCCGGTGGAGTGCTTGCAACTGCAATGAGCAATACTTGGTGCGACGGTGTCCAGGAGGAGCCTATCAGTGTGATTGAGGCAGCTGGCATAGTGCCGAGCAGCGCAACGAATAACCAGTTGCTCCAAGCGTTGCGATCAGCAGGTGTTTTTACAACAGCTGCACAGTTCGACAATACGACAAAGGCGGCTACTACCGCTTTTGTGCAGCGAGCGCTAGGCAATTTCCAAGGTGTCGTTTCACCCAGTTCTGCAACCGCCCTCACAGCGGCCCAATCGGGTTCGCTGGTTCTCTGTTCAGGCACTGGTTACACAGTCACGCTACCAGCACCTAATTCACAGCTGACCTATACGCTGTACTCAACTGCTACAAATTCGGCAATCACTATTTCAACGCCATCAGGCGGAATTTACGTTGGTGGCACGTCAGCCGGGTCAACATTTGTAATCCCAAGCAATTCCACTATCCAGTTAATTTCAGATGGAACAAATTGGATTATTGGTCTGCAGGGCTTGGGGCAAGCAAGTCTTGCAGTCAATGGCTTTCAAAAGCTCCCAAGTGGTCTGATTTTGCAATGGGGTGCTGCAAGCACGTCCGGCGCTAGCGCAACCGTCACATTTCCAGTCGCCTATACAACCCAGATCTATGTTGCACTTGCAACCTATAGCGGTGGGTCAGCCGCGTATTTTGGCACTCAAATTCTTAGCGCAACACAAATGACGGTAACCGGACCTAGTGTGAATCAAACTTTTAACTGGTTAACCATCGGCAAATAAGGAGTCAACATTTTTTATTCAAAATCAACCTGTGGCTTTTACGATCCGGCAATTCATGGAGACCGCAAGATTTCCATTATTGATCCAGCTTGGGTCCGCCCTGAAATAGATGGCGAACCCGATATGGAAGCCAAGGCTGCAATGATCGAAGTGGACAATTCGGACTGCATGATTCCACTGGACGCCGTCGAAATTGGTGCTGAACTGCATGCCATCCTTCTAGCTGGCCAGTCGGCTGGCAAGGAGATCACGTCAGACGCGAACGGCGCTCCCGTGCTCACCGATCCGCCACCCATCCCAATGTCCGTGCAGATCGATACTGCGAAGGCTAAGGTGCGTGCGGCACGCACCGGAATCTTCTCGACAATGTCAGGTTTGCAGTCGCAAGCAATCGCTGACGGCGATATGGGCACAGCCAAGCAAATCAGTAGCATCCAGAATCAGCTCAAGGCGCTGCCCGACATTGACCTGAGCGCTTGCACCTGTGGCGCAGATATTGATGCTGCATTTTTAGCGGCATGGAAGTCCATTGTCGATGCCGCTCCAGCAGGTGTGAAGGGCGCATTCAATGGAGTGTTTGCATGATCGCAGCGCTGTGGACCTTCCTGCTGATGCCTTTGTGGGGCATGTCCGTGTGGGCCTGGATCGCTGTTGCCACGCCGCTGTGGGGCATTCCAGCACTCTGGCTGCTGTACCCCATAGCCATCCAATACGAGCGTGCCCAGATGGGTCAAGGCTGGTGGTGGTGGTTCTGCCTGGTGTTTGTGATTCCAGCGTTGGTCATTGATGTGATCGTGAACTGGACCAGCCTGGCTGTTGTCTTCGGTTTGCCTCGCTATGGTGAGTGGACTTTCAGCACCCACCTGAAGCGCATTTACATGCTGCCATTGGAGTGCTGGCGCCGTTCAACAGGCCGGGCGATCACTCTCATCCTGAATGTGATCTCGCCAAGTGGCAAGCACATCGAAATACCGTCCACCTGAAGGAAGTCCATGTACTACGCGATCGCAATTGTTCTGTTGGTGCTCAGCTTGGTTGGGCTTGTCTTCTTCATCGGCTGCTCTGGTGATCCGGAGGGGCGTGGAGGGTGGGCAGTTTGGCCTGCGTTGGCATGCTTCGTCATCGCCATTGTGGCCTTGGTATGGATGGGCTGGCTGGGCTGGCAAGACCTGAAGCTGATGCAGTACTTCAGATCGTAAAAAAGACAGGGCGAGGGCCTGGGGTGCGCTAACACCCTAGGCCCCCGCCTCCGCCGTGGATGAGCACGGCATTGACCGAAGACCCTGCCACCTGTACAGGCCAGGGCATTATCGGAGATGCCGTATGCAAGAGATTCGTTGTGGCCAATGCCAGCGCAAGCTGGCCGAGGCAGAGTTTGTGAGACTGAGTATCAAGTGCCCGCGTTGCGGGACACTGAACGATGTGAGGGCCTTGAGCCCCTTACCAGCGCGCCAGGGAGCGTCAAACACGAAAGACCGTGATGACGCAACTAAAAAGCCCGCTGGCGTGGCTTGGAGGCAAGAGCCGACTGGCCGACCAGATCATTGAGCGGATTCCTGCTCATACTGCCTACTGCGAGGTATTCGCAGGTGCGGCCTGGGTGCTCTTTAAAAAGCCTGAAAGCAAGGTTGAAATCATCAACGATATCAACCGCGAGCTGGTCACCTTGTACCGGTGCGTGAAGCATCATCTGCCTGCCCTGGTGGAGCAATTCCGGTGGATGCTGGTCGCCCGCGATGAGTTCGACCGATTCCTGCAGACGCCTGCCGAGACGCTGACCGATATCCAGCGCTCTGCACGCTTCTATTACCTGAGTAAAACAGCGTTCGGCGCACGGGTCGCCAAGCCGACCTTTGGCATTGCCGCTACCGGTGGCCCCAGGCTCAACTTGCTGCGCATGGAGGAGGATCTGAGCGAGGCCCATTTGCGGCTCTCCAGGGTCTATATAGAGAGCAGGCCCTACCAGGACATCATCGACCGCTTCGACAAGCCTGGCACCTTTTTCTACGTCGATCCACCGTACTGGGACTGCGAGAACGACTACGGCAAGGGGCTGTTCTGCAAGGATGACTTCACGGCCTTAGCCGACCAGCTCGGCGGCATCAAGGGCAAGTTCATCCTGAGCCTGAATGACCGCCCCCAGGTCCGGGAGATCTTCAAAGGTTTTCGCATTGACTCGGTGAAGACCAGGTACTCGGTCGGAGCAGCTCGAAACCAGGCGATCGGGGAGGTCCTGATCTCCAATTTCAAGGGATAAAAGACGGTGGGTGTGGCGGCCTGCCAATATGCCGAGGCGGTGGCTATGCCCCCCTCAACGTGAGCCCCGGCCTGGCGCTGTGCCAGGCCGGTTGTATTCAGACCCTTTAAACTGGGCTTAAAGCCGGTTTCTGAGGTCCTGGCGCGGACGCGAAGTTACAAATCGGACGCGAAATACTGAATTCAGCCGCATGCGTCCGCAAGTTCAGCGCCACGCGTCCGCTTACACCAGCAGCCGGTGGACTATGAGTACGTGAAGATCGACTGAGGCTGCGGGTAATTCCGCACAAAAGAAAACGGCCTGCTGCTATTCATTGAATAGCAGCAGGCCGTTTACATTGGCGGAGAAGGTGGGATTCGAACCCACGGTAGGGTCGCCCCTACGCTTGATTTCGAGTCAAGTACATTCGACCACTCTGCCACTTCTCCTGAAAACCGCTTCGACTGGACGAAGCCGGGATTCTACCAGCGTGGCGCGAGGGTTATGCGCCTATGCGCTCCAGGCCGCCCATGAAGGGGCGCAGTGCCTCGGGAACGGTGATGGAGCCGTCCGCGTTCTGGTAGTTCTCCAGCACGGCGACCAGGGTGCGGCCTACGGCCAGGCCGGAACCGTTGAGGGTGTGGACCAACTCGTTCTTGCCTTGGGCATTCTTGTAACGTGCCTGCAGGCGGCGGGACTGGAAGGCCTCGCAATTGGAGACGGAGCTGATTTCGCGGTAGGTGTTCTGCGCGGGCAGCCACACTTCCAGGTCATAGGTCTTGGCGGCGCCAAAGCCCATGTCACCGGTGCACAGGCTCATGACGCGGTAGGGCAGGCCCAGCTTTTGCAGAATGGCTTCGGCGTGGCCGGTCATTTCTTCCAATGCTTCGTAGCTCTTGTCAGGGTGCACGATCTGCACCATCTCGACCTTGTCGAACTGGTGCTGGCGGATCAGGCCGCGGGTGTCACGTCCGGCGCTGCCCGCTTCGGAGCGGAAGCATGGTGTGTGCGCCGTGAGCTTGATGGGCAATTCGCTCTCAGCCACCACCACGTCACGCACGAAGTTGGTCATGGTGACTTCGCTGGTGGGGATGAGGTAGAGCGCGGTGTTGTCGGGTTGCGCTTCGCCTTCCTGGCCGCCCTTCTTGGCGGCAAACAGATCGCCTTCAAACTTGGGCAACTGGCCGGTGCCACGCAGGGTCTCGCCGTTGACGATGTAGGGCGTGTAGCACTCGGTGTAGCCGTGCTCGGTGGTTTGCACGTCCAGCATGAATTGCGCCAGCGCGCGGTGCAGACGGGCAATCTGCCCCTTCATCACGGTAAAGCGCGAGCCGGTGAGCTTGACGCCCATCTCGAAGTCCAGGCCCAGGGGTTCGCCCAGGTCCACATGGTCCTTGATGGCGAAGTCAAAGTTGCGCGGCGCGCCCCAGCTGCGCACCACCACATTGCCATGCTCGTCGCTGCCCACGGGCACGCTCTCGTGCGGCAGATTGGGCACGGCCAGCAGCAGGGTCTGCATCTCGGTCTGGATCTGGTCCAGGCGCGTGGCGGAGGTTTCCAGCTCGGTCTTGATGCCGGCGACTTCGGCCATGACAGCGTCCACCTCGGCGGGCGTGCCCTTGGCCTTGAGCATGCCGATCTGCTTGCTCAGGGTGTTGCGCTTGCTTTGCAGTTCTTCGGTGCGCATCTGGATGGTCTTGCGCTCGGCTTCCAGCGTGCGGAAGGCGTCTACATCCAAAAAGGTTTGCGGGGACTTGCGGGTGGCAAGGCGTGCCACGACGGTGTCGAGGTCTTTACGGAGTTGTGTGATGTCCAGCATGGTCTGATTTTACGTGTCCAGGCGCAGGCCCTTGGGCAGCGGGAACTTGACGGTTTCTTCGATGCCATTCATTTTGCGAACGGACACCGCGCCCAGCGATTTGATGCGGTCAATCACCGCCTTGACCAGAATCTCCGGTGCCGATGCGCCCGCAGTCAGCCCTACGCGATGGGCGCCTTCAAACCACTCCGGCTGCAGCTCCTCGGCGCTGTCGACCATGTAGCTCTGCGTACCCAGCTTGCGGGCCACTTCGCGCAGGCGGTTGCTGTTGGAGCTGGTGGGGCTGCCCACCACGATCACCAGGTCCACCTGCGGGCTCATCATCTTGACGGCGTCCTGCCGGTTCTGCGTGGCGTAGCAAATGTCCTGGTGCTTGGGTTCGCGCACCTTGGGGAAGCGCGCCTTGACTGCGGCGGCAATCTCGGCTGCATCGTCCACACTCAAGGTGGTTTGCGTCACCACCGCCAGCTTCTCGGTCTGCGACGGGTTGACGTGCGCCACGTCTTCCACATCCTCCACCAGATGGATGCCGCTGTCGAGCTGGCCCATGGTGCCCTCCACCTCCGGGTGGCCCTTGTGGCCGATCATGATGAACTCAAAGCCTTCCTTGTGCAGCTTGGCCACTTCCACATGGACTTTGGTCACCAGCGGGCAGGTGGCGTCAAAAATCTGGAAGCCGCGCGCTGCCGCTTCCTCGTGAATGGCCCGGCTCACGCCATGGGCGGAAAACACCAAGGTGGAGCCCGGCGGGACGTCGGAAAGTTCCTCGATGAAAATGGCTCCCTTTTGCTTGAGGTCGTTTACCACATAGGTGTTGTGCACGATCTCATGGCGCACATAAATGGACGCGCCAAACTTGGCCAGCGCCTTTTCCACGATCTCGATGGCGCGGTCCACACCGGCGCAGAAGCCGCGCGGCTCGGCCAGAAGAATCTCCTGTGTCATAGCACTCCGATCAGTTGGACCTCAAAGGTCACCGGCTGCCCGGCCAGGGGGTGGTTGAAATCGAACAGCACAGAGGCATCCTTCACCTGCAGCACCACACCGGCAAACTTGCCCCGGCCATCTGGCGTGGGGAACTCCACCACGTCGCCCACGGTGTAGGTCTCGTGGGGGTCGCCCATGTCGCTCAAGACCTTGCGCGCCAGCCACTGCTGCATGTCGGGGTTGCGCGGACCAAAGGCTGCGCCTTCGGGCAGCTCAAACGTGGTACGTGTGCCCTCCTCCAGTCCGATGAGGCGCTCCTCCACGGCAGGTGAAAGCTCACCCGTGCCCAGACTGAGCGTGGCCGGTTTTCCATCGAAGGTATTGATGATGTCCCCAGCTGGGCCCGACAGGCGGTAGTGCAAGGTGAGGAAGGAGCCCGCTTGAACGCGGGGAAGCGCTGTGGTCATAAAAGTCCCGATAAACTGGCCTCTATTGTAGAA